GTATGTTCAATGCTAATAGTGGACACATGAAAGATGTACACAAACAAAGAGAAAAAGATAATGCAACTAATTGGTTTCGTTCTAAAGATTGTGAGTTCTTTTGTGACCTTGCAGGCACAGAACAAGATCATATAATAAAATTACATGATCAGCTGACTTACCAATACCATACAAAGAAAATAACACTTGAAGAAGTAAGATTTGCAATACGAAAATTGGAGTTAAAAATATGATGAATAATTATGATGCAGTAATGATAGCAGAAGGTGTTATTGAAGTTGATGAAGATAAACAAATAGAAGCATGGCAACACTTAGTAGATACAGGTTTAGCCTGGAGTCTTCAAGGTTGGTTTGGTAGAACTGCAATGGATTTAATTAAACAAGGAGTAATAGAGAGAAAAAACAAATGAATATATTTCACTTACACAAAGATCCAGAGATATGTGCTAGTTATCATTGTGATAAGCATGTAGTAAAAATGATATTAGAAACAGGACAGATGTTATCAACTGCATACCAAAGACATTGTGGTATTGATGAACAGCTATACAAACCTGCATACCCCAAACACCCAATGACAATATGGGTAGGAGATTCACTTGGTAATTATATGTGGTCAATGGATTTGCTAGGTCATCTACTTAATCAATACAGATTAAGATATCATAACAGAATACACAAGACAGGTAGAATATTAAATAATCTTATATGTTTAAATGAAAATATTAAAGATAAATTTGATGTTAAAAATTTTACACAGCCACCATTATGTATGCCAGAAGATTGTAAAAGAGATTGTTATATATTTTCTTACAGAAAGTATTACAAAGAATACAAAGCGTACTTTGCTAAGTACGCATCAGTTGACACACCAGAATTTATGTGCTAAAGTACAACTTAACAAAGGATAACTATGATTATATATGGTAAGACTCCTAAAGATTGGAGAGAATGGTTTTGTTCTACATCTTTGTATCACAGAGAATACATTGTAGGATTTATTGTAGGATTTATAATAGGAATAATAATATGAAAACAATCAAAGAAATAGAGAAGAAGATAGGTAGTCTATCTAATCCAAGTAAGATGCCCTCGTTTGCATGGGGTATACCAATTGAATACTGTGTGACAGGTAGTAAGTTAGCATTAGTTGATGGCACTATCTGTAACAAATGTTATGCAGGTAAAGGTTGCTATGTATTTCCTGTTGTCAAAGCCATGTATCAAAAAAGATACGAGGCACTAGGTCTACCAGAATGGGTAGATTATATGGCAGAACTCATTACCCAAAAGTACAAAAACCTAGATAAATCAAGGCGTTTTCACCGTTGGTTTGACTCTGGTGATATACAATCTTATGAACATCTTATGAAAATATTTGAAGTGTGTGAACTTACACCCCATATAAAATATTGGTTGGCTACTAGAGAATATCAAATCATAGATAAAATTACAGAGAAAGATGTACCAAAGAATTTATGCTTACGAGTATCAACAACTAAAGTTGATAGTCCACCACCTAAGTTTTGGAAGTGGACATCTGGTGTGCATAAAGATAAGAAAGCAGTAGGTAGAACATGCCCTGCACCTAAACAAGATGGTGAGTGTGGTAGCTGTCGTGCCTGTTGGAGTCATAAAGTTAAACAAGTAAGTTATAAGGAGCATTAATATGGCAGATAAATGTACAAGTTGGGCAATAGTTGCAACAATGGAAAGACCAGATGGTACTTGGTATACTGATACCATTACAGAGATAGATGATGACACAGCTTCAAGTGTTGATACTTTTTTAACTGAGTACTGTGAAGATAAGGAGAAAGAAAATGACTGACAAGGAAAGGGAAGACTTTGAGTGGGCTAGTGATTTCTATTTATATGATGACCTAGATGGTGATTGGGTTAATTGGGATGAAGAAAAACTTTTTGAGGAGATATCAGCACTAGCATGGCAACCCTTTGAACATTGGGAAGGTAAGGATATTTATAATGAGATTAATAAACTTGCATCTTCAGTAAGACAAAAAATAGAAAAGGAAACTAATGACCAGAGTATCTAAAAGAAAAATAAAAAAGTTTTTAACTTTAAATTTGTATAAGAATAAAGATTACTATAACAAAGAACTTGAGTTAGCTATAGAAGTTATACAAGATTTTTTAAATTGTGATCCAGTTCATATAGGTAGACTACAAGGTAATACTTTTACTACAGTATACGAGATAGATAATGAGGTTGATAATGAAAGCTAGTACTATAGGATATCTTGCAGGATTATTTGATGCTGATGGGTGTATATCATATAAGAAATATTCTAAAAAGAATATAAACACAGGAAAAGTTTATAACAGATGGGATATAGTAATGGAAGTTTCTATGACCAATGAGAATGTTATTAAATATATACATGAAACATTAATGCGTGGTTCATTTGCTAAGAAACCACCAGGAAAAGGTCAGCTAGGTAAGAAGATGCAGTATCGTTGGCGTTGTGGTCACAGAGATGCGTTAGCTATATGTAAATTATTTTTACCATATTCAATAGTAAAATTAGATAAAGTAAAACAGATTATAAAACATTATGAAAATTAAACTACTACTCATAGTATTTCTGTGCCTAGTTTCCTGTAAAGATTTGAATATAGACCCAACAACAAGTATACTTAAACATATAATTACTAACAAGGATAAGTAATGTTTGAATTTAAACACCCTAATTATTATAAAAAAATGAGAAGGGATTTTCTTAAAGAGGCAAAGAAAGAGCAAAAAGAATTAGACGAATCATATAAGGAATCTGTTAGGCAAACCAAAGAAAGAAAAGACTTGACAAATAAAGATAAATGTGATAGGGAGAATGATGATGAAAAAATTTAAAGTAAGAGTCTTTGGTATGGGCATAGATGCAAAAGCATTAATACCATTTCCATACGAGCCAACACTAGAGATGATTGAGAATGCAGTTGCTGAATATTTAAATGAAGGACTAATGAAGATAGAAGCTGATGATTTTTTTGTAAAAGATAAATACACAATAACATACGAGGAAATGAATGACATACCAACCATTGCCTAGTAGTTTAAAAATAAAAGATAGTAGTATACACGGGCAAGGTTTGTTTGCTACTGAAAATATACCTATAGATACAGAATTAGGTGTGTCCCATATTGAAGTAGTACATAAAAATTTAGAAGTTGAGATAATCAGGACACCTCTTGGTGGGTTTATAAATCACACATCAGATCCTAACTGTTATAGAATTAAAATTGATTCTAAACAATGGATAATTAAAACAAATAAAAATATAAAAGATGGAGAGGAACTTACATTAAAGTATTCACTATACGAAGTATGAACTATAAACAACAGTTAGAAGTAATAGAGGGACTATTTATTCCACCAGATACATCTGTTAGAATGGATTGTCCTTTCTGTCATGGTAAGAATACTTTATCAGTAGACACAGCTTCCAATAATATAAATTGGTTTTGCTTCCATGCTTCATGTAAAGCTAAAGGTAAATACAAGGGAGAAAAAGATATGAACTATGTAAATTCTACATTTAATAATCAAGATAAAATAAATAATACAACATTTGAAATGCCAGATAGTTTTACATCTGTGTATTCAGATGATAAAGCTATGAAGTATCTACATAAAAACAATTGCTGGGAAGCATGGAGTTGGGGTAGAGCAACAATTAAATTTGATATAGCACAGAACAGAGTAGTCTTCTGCGTTAAAGATCCAAAGACAGATGAGATTGTAGGTGCAGTAGGTAGAGGATTAACTTCCAGAGTGTACCCTAAGTGGTACATGTATGGTAATAAAGATATACCTTTTGCTTGTGGTTTAATAGAACATAAGGAAGCTATACTCGTAGAAGATTGTGCGTCAGCTTGTGCAGTATCTAATGTACTAACTGGCATAGCTTTAATGGGTACATCATTAAAAGAATCTCATAAGAAACACTTGACACAGTACGAAAAATTGTATATAGGTTTAGACAGAGATGCAACAACTAAATCATTTGCTATTGCTAATGAACTTAAATCTTATGGTATTAAGAATGTTCATGTTAAAGTATTAGAAGATGATTTAAAATATTATGGAACACCAGAGATAGAGAGGATATTTAATGATTGACTATATACAACATGTATTAGAAATAAAAAAGGAAGCAGACAAACTAATGATGGCAAAGGTTAGCAAATATGAAAACGAAATTGCCGAATTAAAAAAAGAACTTAAGGAAGTTAAAGATGATAACAAAAAATTAGCTAAACAAATAGAAGACAATATATGATAGAAAAACAAATAATTAAACTAATGTTAGGTAAAACTTTTTATACAGAGTATAAAGGTCAAGTATCTCGTAATGTATTTCAAGGTAGCTTCGGTTCTTTGTATGACACAGTACAGAAAGCACATGATAGGTATGACTCTGATATAAGTATTGATGAGTTGTATTCTCTACATACTACAGTATTTAATCCTGCATTAACACGAGCAGCTAAGGAACAGTTCCATGAATTACTTGAAGATATAAAAGAAACACAAGAACCTTCTAAACAAATAGCAGATGATATTATAAAAATATTAGTTGAAAGAGATGTAGCACAGAAGATTGCAATAGAAGCTACTGAAATATTTAATGGTAAACCTGCAGACTTTAATTTTATTACTAATCTTATAGAGAAACATAAGACAGGATTACCTACACAGAAATTAGACTCAGTAACAAATGACATTACTGAATTACTTGAGGAGTTAAATGTTGTTAGTAAGTGGCAGTTTAATTTAACTGTACTTAAAAATAACATAGGTGGAATCGGACCAGGAAATTTAATGATTGCATTTGCTAGACCAGAGACAGGTAAGACAGCATTCTGGGTTAGTCTTGTATCAGCACCATATGGATTTGCTGAGCAAGGTGCAAAGGTACATGCTTTTATCAATGAAGAACCTGCAGTACGTACACAGATGAGAGCCATCAGTTGTTTTACAGGACTTAACAAAGAACAAATTATAGAAGATGTTGATAAGGCACACGATGAATGGATTAAAATAAAAGATAATATTAAAATGATTGACACAGTTGACTGGTCTATGGATGATATTGATAGCCATTGTGAGAAATATAAACCAGATATTATTGTTATAGACCAATTAGATAAAGTAAATATGAAAGGTACATATGCACGTACAGATGAAAAGCTACGAGCAATCTATACAAGTGCAAGAGAGATAGCAAAGAGAAGAGAATGTGTAGTCATTGCTATATCACAGGCATCAGCAGATGCACACAACAGAGATCATATATCATTTGATATGATGGAGAACTCTAAGACAGGAAAGGCAGCTGAAGCAGATTTAATTATTGGTATTGGTAATCGAACATCTAATGATCCTACTAACAATACCAGAGTATTAAACATAAGTAAGAATAAAATAACAGGTTGGCATGGAGATCCATCTTGTTTGTTAGATAAATATATAAGTAGATTTACAGATTAACGGAAAGGTAATATGATAGACAGACATAGAAAAGGATTACAAGCAGAATTACTTGCCCATGAATATTTTATAAAAAATAAGTATAAAGTATTTCCAGCATTACATGGTATTGGTCCAATTGATTTTATTGCATTAGATGAAGATAACAATGTTAGATATCTTGATGTAAAAACTTATAGCAAAAGATCTGATGGAACTAAAATTTGTAGAACCAATAATAAAATTCCTGGAATCATAATTGAAATAGTTTATGTTGATATAAATACTAAAGTAATTAGTGTTGGAAATTATGATAAGTATGAATGGCATAAAAAATATAAAATAGATAAAGATGATAAGGGCAAATACACAGGGAGGATAGTAAAAAGAATATGATAACAACAATAGATGTAGAAACTTCGTACCAAAAAACAGATGCAGGTGGCTTTGATCCATCACCTTTTAACCCAAGTAATATACTTGTTAGTGTAGGTATTAATGATGAATACTATTTTACTAATCATAGTGAGAGAATTGATGAGGGTTGCTATCATAAGATACAAAAAATATTAGATGAGACTACAATACTGATAGGTCATAACATTAAGTTTGATTTAAGTTGGCTACTTGAGGCAGGATTTAAATACGAAGGCAATGTATATGACACAATGATAGCAGAGTATGTGCTTAATCGTGGTGTTCGTAAGAGTTTAACACTATTAATGTGCTGTCAACGTAGAAAATTAGATGCTAAAGATGATGCAGTAAAAGAATATATGGATAGAGGTGTATCATTTGAGAATATACCTAAAGATATTGTAGAAAAATATGGTAGAGTAGACGTAGCTATCACTAGACAACTATTTGATTCACAGATGGCAGACTTAAGAACAGATAAAGATAAAGGTTTATTAAAAACAATTAAAGTTATGAATGAATTTTTAATTGTTCTTACTGATATGGAACGTAATGGTATAAATATAAATTTAGAAGATCTTGCACAAGTAGAAAAAGAATACAGAGCAGAGTTTGCATATCTAAAACAGAAGATAGATAAGATTGTTTATAATAAAATGGGAGATACTAAGATTAATCTAGGTAGCCCAGAGCAACTATCATGGTTAATCTATTCTAAAAAACCTAAAGATAAACATGAGTGGGCAAAGATATTTAATACAGGTATAGATAAATTTACAAAGAAAAATAAGAAGAGACCTAAGTTTTCTTTTACACAGTTTAGAAATTTAGTAGCCAATAATTCTGAGCCTATATATAGAACTATGGCTAGCCAATGTGTACATTGTATAGGTAAAGGTGTAATTAAGAAAATTAAAATTGATGGTACACCTTATAAAAAATATACTAAGTGTGATGAATGCTACGGAGAAGGATTTACATATGCTAATATGGCTAAACTTGCAGGCTTTAATCAAAGACCTAGAAGTGTGTATGATATATCTGACTCTGGATTTAAGACAGATAGAATAACTTTAAATAAAATTGCAGGAGAAGCTGAAGGAGAGTTTAGAGAATTTATTAATTCTATAATCAGACACAATGCTATCTCTACTTACTTAAATACTTTTGTAGAAGGATTACAAAACTTTACAAATGCTAATGGATTACTACATCCTAAGTTTATGCAAGCTGTCACAGCCACAGGCAGATTATCAAGTCGTGATCCTAACTTTCAAAACCAACCAAGAGGTGGTACATTTCCTATACGTAAAGTTATTCAATCTAGATTTGAGGGTGGGCAAATAATGGAAGTAGACTTTGCACAATTAGAATTTAGAACTGCAGTATTTCTTGCACAAGATAAACAAGGTATGGAAGATATAAAAAATAATATAGATGTCCATAAATTTACTGCTGACATCATAGGTGTATCTAGACAAGATGCAAAGGCACATACATTTAAACCTTTGTATGGTGGTACAACAGGTACTGAAGATGAGAAGAAATATTATAAAACATTTGCAGAAAAATATAAAGATATAACTAAATGGCATGAGGAATTACAAACTCAAGCTATAACTTATAAAAGAATTAAGTTACCTACAGGTAGAGAGTATTCGTTTCCATATGCAGAACGTATGCCTTGGGGTGGATCTAGTTATGGTACGCAAATAAAAAATTATCCTGTACAAGGTTTAGCTACTGCTGACATTG